TTCAACTCTGACAAAAGTCGAGGTTCTGAATTATCACACACTATTAAATTCTTACCTGCGTGTCTCCTGCATAATTCAAATATATTTGAGGTACTTAACCCTACTTTATAAAAATGCTCCCTTATCCATATAGTTTTGCGTATTTTATCAACGCAAACTTCTGTTAAGACACTCGGATCAACAGAAAATCCAAAATCCAATCCAAAGATGCTTTCCTCATCTTCATTGAATTTGCCAATCTCCCAATGGGTAAACACAACTCCCTCTGCTCTATCAAGCCAACCACCAAGTATTTGATGTTTGTATTTTTCAGGTCTACGCTCTTTCATATCTTTTATCTGTTTAACAAAAGATTCAGAAAGATGCTGAATGTTGTCAAGGTATGTTGTATGGATATAGTTTATGTTCTCTTTTTGCCCATTAAAACCATCGGCAACTCCTCTATTCTGAAAAAACCTTTGATATATCCAATGCTCCTTAGTAGTGGGGTTCAGAATAAGAATACATCTGTTTTGCATCCCTATAGCACGAATAGAGTAGTCTATCTTATCAAAACTCTCCTCATCTAACAATTCCTCTGCCTCATCCAATACAAACGTGGTAACGCCTTGTATAGACTTCAGTTTTGCTGTCTGATCTCCACTTGATGTCTTTATCCCACTAAAAAATATAGAACTGCCTGTTAGATTGTTTATGATTTCTGTTTTAGTAATCGTAAAGTGTTCGGCAACCCCCATCAACTCTAACTTCTCAAGGAATTCAGGAATAATACTCATACCTGCCGATGTCATTGTATATCGAGTAAACAATATACGATGACCTTTCTCGTAAGTAAGTAACACTAAAAAGGTGTTTACTCCAAAAGATTTACCTGAACCTCGCCCACCTGTAACAACGTGGTATCTACTATCACTATTAAATAAACTCTGATATTTAGGATGTAAGTCAATGCTATTCATCTCCTTCTACTTCTTCTGATTCAATGTCTATAGTTTTCTCCTTGTCCAAGAAATTTACTATTGGTATATTAATTTCTGCTTTCACATTGAGGTCTTTTTGTTCTTTTGGTTTGCCATATTTATATTCCCAAAGCAATCTCAAATGAGGGAAGCTGTCTTGAGATAATTCAGCGAGTTTTAACCAAGCCTTATCTTCACTACCAAAAACCTTTTTCATAGCTTTCAATGAGAAGTTCTTTATATCCTCCTCTTTAGCTTTAGGCTTTCTTCCTTGACCTCTTGAAATACCTCTTACAGCACCGTTGTTTCTTCTGCCATCAACCTTGACAACTTCTTCCTTTGGCGGTTCGGGAACTTTAGGTTCTCCAATTCGCCTCATCTTACGTTTCTCCTCTCCTTTTCTCGGTCTACCCATATCATTTTGTTATTTTTATATATATGAATCGAGTAACCAATATAAGATATATCAGCCCTATAATTGGACTGTCTATAATTGTAGCCGTTTGTCTTACCGTTTGAGTATATCCAAATGTAATAACAAGCCACATTCCAAGTGCTAAAGTGATTAACAAATGACTTATCTTTGCCAATACAAAAGCTAATAACCCTGCCCAAAATCCTTTCTTTAAACCTTTACTCATTTTTTCTATTTTTTTATCTATTACTTTTATTTCGTTCTCTCTTAAAATCATTAGTACGCATCCACCGAATTAAACCCCCCTATGATTTCACACTTATCCTCGTACTTCCAAGCCCAACCCTTAATCATTAGATCAATTCGGTTATAGGCTTCTTCCTGTCTTTCTTGAGGCACATCATAAACTAAATCAACCAAAGGATTCTTTCTTGCTTTATGGATTTCCTTGCTCATATCGGACAACTTCTTTTTCATAGATTGATTCTCATTTATCAAAGATTCAATTATTTCTCCGTTTACCTTTGGAGAAGTATTATTAATATCTCCTGAACTAAAGAAAGATTTCAGCACCCTCTTATAAGCCTTGTTAAGTTCAGGATCGGCAGCCATCCAATTATCAAAGTTATTTATAGAATGCAATATAGTTGCGTGGTTTTTCTTTACCGTTTCAGATATTGCCTGTAAAGACATCTTTGTTTCTCTCCTTAGTATATAGTAATACATAGCCCTCGCTTGAACATATTCCCTTCTCCTTGTATTAACATATATATTCAAGCCTGTTTCATACTCTATAATGTCTCTTAATCTTTTATGCTTCATCTTTTTCTTCTTTAAAATATTCGTATGCTTCTTTTATTCCACTACAACATTCGTAGTATTCCAACTCCTCGTAGTAGCTCATTATCGTATCTAACTCCATCTCATCAATTATATTTGCCCTTAGTGAAGCCAATACATCCTTAAAGCACTCGTCTTTAGTGTAATATGATTTATCTTTCATTTTCAATCTCCTTTTGTAAGTTGGCTAAAGCCCTCCAAGCGATTTTTGCAGAATGTCGAACCCCATCCGTATCAATAGTTCCAACCTCTAATAAATGTCTTACAAGTGCATCTAATTCATCTCCACTCTTTGATCTATCCCAAGCCAAAGGAAGCATCGGGTTATGTTGCTGTTGCCCTGCGTAAGAACATTTGGCAACCTCTCTCATTGCATCAGGAAAGTACTTTAACACCCCCGAGTAAATTGGTATCTTTTTTCTATCACTCATCTCTCTTTGGTGTTAAATGTTATTGCAAATATAAACATTTAATTAACATTTTCCAATTCTTCTAAGATAATATCTATCTTTTGCTGCATATCTCTTATAGAATCAAAATTAGGATTCTCTTTCATTTTCTCTAAAAGCACAGCCTCTGTTAGATTCAATAATGCATCTATTCTCTCATTTAAGTTTTCCATATTACAATGTTCCTTTAATGTTGTAGTTGTATATCTTCTTTTTGTCTAAAACAATACCCTCGTCATGTTGAGTAAAGTATTCCTTATAAGTTTCGATCGCTTGAGCAACTTTAGATTCTCCTCTAAAGTAAAACTCTTCGGAGCAATCGTAAAGACCTAATTCCAATGATTGCTTATCTATAACAGCAAAGAAAAAGTCTTTATAGTCTATGCCGAATAGATTGCAATAAAGGTACACTTGAATATCATAGTGCCACTTTTTTGCCGAATAATAAAAGGAATGGATATCTGTTGTCGTTTTCAGGTCCAACAGAAAGCTATTGCAAACAGCATCAGCCTTGCCTCTAAAAGGCATATCCATTACCTCTCCTACGATTGGGATTTCATAATCACAGGCTTCAATCATTTCTCTTATCTCATCATTTCGCATAAAGGCATCCCTTAATCTCAAAGCATTTAATCTTTCGCTTTCAGTATATATCTTTTTTCCGTTTGATGATTCAATCGCTTCCTTGTATAGTTTGGTAGCTTTCGACTTAACATCAACAAAGGTGTTCTCTGAAAACTTATCTATCTCCAATATACTTTGATGAAATAAATGTCCATCTCTCAACGCTTGAGAATCGTTATCGTTTTCCCTAATAAGAGAATTATAATATACCTTTGGGCTTTTCAGTAAATCCTTTAGAGAACTACTGCTTAATACTGCTGAAGCTAAGTACCCATAATAAAACTCATCATCATACATTTTGGATATAAGATCGTTTTTATCCCAAAACTTACCATCTAATGTTATAATTGTATTTTCCATTTCTTTGTTATTTATAATTTAGTGAATATTTTATTTGCCTTACTCAACAACTCTTTGGCAACAACCCTGCTAACCCCCTTGTCTGTTTCGTGTACTATGTGATGTAGTGTATCTCTAATATCAATAATTTCTTTCTCTATAAAAGATAACTTATCAGAGACATTTTCAACGGTGTCTGAAACTGTTACAATTAGTTCGTGTAGTTTTCCCTTAGAGTTTTCATCCATATCTTTACTCCAAACATAATTTGATAACTCATCCACATCCCAATACATATCCTCTAAACTATATATCGCTTTCATCCTGTAGTATTTGATTTATTAAAACTTCTTTTACTCTTTTTGGAACTCTATCATCAAGAATTTCCATTTGCATATCTCTCAAGAGGTTTATTCTTCTCTCCAAAGATTCTAACTGATACTGTAAATAAGCGTCTTTTGTCCTTTCCATTATGTAAACTTTAAAATTATATTGATTATTTTCTCTATCCCTTTAAGAATAAATCTCAATGGGGTTTCCACTATATAGTATATAGCAAAAAGCATTGTCTCTATGTAAAAGAATACAACGAGGAGGATAAGTGCTATTGCAAGTTTGGGTAGCTTGATAATTGTTAATAGTATTTTTTTCATTGTCTTATGATTTAAAAGACAAATGTAATAACTATTAACGATATAAACAAGTAATTAACAAAAAAAAATTACTTTTTAGGTGTAAACTGCTGTTTCCAAGAGGTTTGGCATACTGCAAATCTTTGGTCTCTGTCAGAATATTCCTGAATCATCTTAGCATTATTCATGCATCTACGCATAAATTCATTGTTTTCTTCGTACTTTTTTGGTTTTGGAATTGGCATATCTTATGTTTTAGTGTATAATATTGTGTTTATTTTGTTTATCAACTCATCTTTATCATCTATTTTGCCATCCTTATAATAGGCATAAACGTATGGAGCGTATTGCTCTGAATAAGATTTATTTTTCAATTTGTGGTTTTCTTTGGCTCTCAACTGATAAGGAGTACTCATATATTTATAAGAGGATGGCTTAATTTGTATTCCCAACAATAGATTTCCTTTATAAAACATTTCCCAATCAATACAATAATCGTGATCCATTTCGAATGTTGTTTTGGTAAAAGTACATTTAGGAAACGACCTATTCAATTCAGATATTACAACTTCCTCGTTCATCATACCATTCCAAGTTTGCCCTATAACTCTATGGAGTATGTATTTCTTTATCTCTACATCATCAAGCCCATAGGAATAACACTTGTCTTGTATCTTCCCCATAACATATCCGAGTTTCTGATAGCCAAAGTTTTGCCCATAGTATCTCTCCCAACCATCTTTCTCCACTTTAATGGTGCTTAGATAATAATCGTTAAATATCTTAACACATCTACCAACATACTTAACCCCGAAATAATGATTTATGCTCTTGTCTTTGTTAAGTTTTCTGTACTTAACATCGTCAATAGG